GATACTTCGTAATCAGTAGAGGGTCATTCAAAAACTGCAGCCGCAGCGTGGGGGCCTTCAAAGCCCCCGAAAAGCTTGCGGCGTAAGCAGTTTTTAACTCCCTAGTAGAGGGAGTGTGAATCTCCCTCTAGGGAGAGTAGTAGTGGCTATGGTAACTCTTTGGGGTGCACTGCAAAATCAACATTCCTTTATCTTGACGCTGGATCGTCCATGAAGCAATTTGCTCTTGCTATGAGTTATCTGGACAATGGTTCCACGCTTCGGTCGATGTTCCGACTGACGCCCCCGCAACGCCATGACATCGACCCGGCTAAGTCCGAGGTTCTGGCCTACATAATGGCGAATCTCGCCTGTGAGCTTGGTCGAGCGATCCGGGCTTTCAATTCCATGAGGAACAAGAAGTCTCAAGTCCTTGTTTATGACATGGTTCATCGGCAGTGGCGTGGGTGTGACTGGGTTCCTCCGCAGGATGAGGACAAGGTTTCGTTGCTCTTGAGAACCATCAATGACCTCAAGCGTGATGTTGCGTATCTGAAGACCGCGGTGAAGAAGCATGAACGATCGATTGGCCAACTCGAAAGGAAGCGTCCGGGTAAGCGTAAGGAGGATGAATCGAAGAAGGAGGAGGAGGCTCCTAGTTACGAACCCGTCGTCGATGAAACATTGATGGAAGCAGCGAAAAAAGCCTCTGCCGAGGAGGAAGAGGCTGGTAGAGAAGACTACTGGAAAGCTATGCGCGCCGCCTTGGCCGATGTGGAGGTGGTTGCGGCTCCTTTAGTTGCGCCCCGGTCATTAGCATCGGGTTCCACTGCTCCCACAGAATACCCTTGGGAGAATGCTGAAGATGAAGTGAGCTAGACTGGAGCCGCGATCCGCGCTTGCAGAAGGCCAACTGGAACCTTCTAGGTTTGTTTTGGCCTACCTCATGCAGAACGGCTATCTCACGCGCCCAGTTGGCGAGTTCGGAGGAGCCGAAGCCTGAGTGAGCCAGCTCCATTGTGGTGAGTGGTTCATTGCTTTCCTTACGCTGAGGTTTGGCTACATGGTGCATCCAGACCCAAGCGACCTTGGTCTCGTGGAGGATGGGTTGGAGTTTGTTACGCAAGAACACGCTGACCTCGCCTTGGTCCGAAAGGTCACCGCCGAAGTAGGAGAACAGAGGATCGGCCACGATGACATCGAGCTTGGATTTGTGGATGAAGCGGCGAGCGTAGGCGAGGAACTGGTCCCCGGTACGGACGGCTTCGGTGCGGAAGTGGAGGTTTTCTTGGAGGATAGCGATCTCGCTGACGCTCATGTTGAGTCCTTTGATGACCCCGCGGAAGGCTTCGGCGAGGTCACCCTTGTCGTTCTCGGCCTGGATGACTCCGATCTTCAATCGCTTCACCGGCTTGATCCCGAAGAAGTCGAGGCCGAGGCACCAGCGGATGACGATCTGCATCATGAGGCTGGACTTCCCGATACCGGTACCACCGCTGACGATCATGGAGGAGCCGCGGGTGAGCCAGCGTTTGCCGATCAGGTTGTCGGGATCGTTGTCTGGATCGAAGTTGATGAGGTCTTTGATCGAGACCACCGTGGACTTGTCGTCATCGGTCTCGCGTGAGGTGAGGTAGTCCTCCCATGATTCTGAACCGAGGTTAGTGGCCAACAGCTTCTGCTGGGAGGTAGGACTACGCCATGCGCCGGGGAGCCTGCTGTAGCGCGAGGGATTCTTGTTCTTGGCATCGATGCCCGGGATGCTGCTGTAGATAATATCCCGGCGAATGTCCCATTCCTTGCGGTTGGGCGCATCTACGCGGACCCAGGCATGGATACTCTTGCCACCGGAGTCGATGAGGACGGTGATGGGTAGGCCAGAATCGCGGAATAGCCGCTCCTGTTCGGCCTTGGGCTTGTCATCGAACTCCACCAGGACATGGCGGTACGCGCTGACATCGTTGTCGGAGCCGCTGTAGAGGTTGGGCCGGAAGGGATTGATGCGAACGAAGATCCCCTCACGCTCCGGTGACAGGATGCGGGATGCCGGATCATCGAAGCGAGCGATCCATTCCTCGATGGGAATGAATGATCCAGCAGTGACTGGCCTACCCTCCTCGACGGCATCACAGATGCAGACCACCTCGGTGGCAGCGAAGGCGGCTTGAAGGAACCGCTTGAACTCGCTGGCTTGAGGATCGGGCGCAACCGCTGGTGACGGTCGCTTGAAGGAGACCTTGGTGATATCGAATGGAGCGGTTGAGGGAGCCGATCCAGATTGAAGGAGATGGCCGGCTGGTTTGGAGTGAGACTTGGAAGCGGCCTCGCGGAGCTTGTGGATGAGTTCGCGCTCGGTCCAAGGTGGTTGGCAGGATTGATTCCAGCTTGAGAGCAGGGCTAGAGAGTCCGCCTCGGATAGCTGGAAGCCGTGTACGAGGCCGACGGCAGCGGTGTAGGTAGTTGAGTGTCCGGATTGACCGGAGACGGCTGGCGGCACCTTGGAAAGCCAAAGGGCCGCACGTTGGTGCGGTGTCATTGTCGTTGTTTGTTTGGGACCGATCGTTGGGGGCTACTTCATTTTGTCTATCTTCATCAGCCGTTTGATGGCTTGAGTTTTGAGGGAATAGGTTCCGGTCTTTTTGGTGCTGGGCTTGGCGGCGTAGGGGGCGGCGGGCTTGGCTTTAGCTTTCTTCATAGGGTTTGAATTTGGTGTGGAATTCCGAGGTGAGGCGAACGTAGATGTTGCTGCCTCTTTGGTAGATGATGACGGGAGCTTTGAGTTCTGCGAGCCGATACTGGCCAACATGAAGGACTGTGACTACGACTCCAGAGTTGGATCGATTGACGAACCGGGAGGGTGGGAGAGTTGAGGGATTTTCCATATGCGACGTTCGATGGGTTCGGGGTAAGCAATCCAGCCTTTAGCGATTCCCCAAGCAATTATCTGAGCGGACTGCTCGATGAGCCGGCGGTTCTCATCGGTGATGATGGTTCGTTCATCTTCGGTTATGGGGCCGGGTTTCTTGTTATTTGAGAGGCGGGATTCGTACCAGGGTTGCTCTTGCCTTGGGGTCTTCATGAGGTGATGAGGCGAGCCAAGATACAGTTGCAGTAGGAACCCTTGGTCTTGGCGTTGCATCGACCATGATGCACAGGGTTGGAGATGATGTGTGCTGTAAGGTCGCTCGTGAGCTGGACCAGCTCAAGGAGACGAGTGGATGCTTCTGCACAGAGCGCATTGGGGATTCCATCTTGGGTATCTAGTTCGGCTGAGAGGATATTGAGCGCGTTGACGAGGTCGTGTGTTGAGGACTGTTTCATTTTTGTTTGTGGACTACGAGTCCGTTGCCTTTGGAATCAACCAGTTCTACGGATCGAACGCTCTCCATGCGGGCCAAGGTCTTGACCATCTCGATGGGGTCATGGGCTTGGGACACGCAAGTGAGGTGGATATCACCATCTCCGTAGTTGGTCTTTAGATTCTCTTCGGTTCGATCACGCACCACTCGGATGGTTCTTCCATCTGAGAGATGGACCACCTTGATGGATTCGACGAGCGGGAATGCGTGACGGCTCATTGCTTAGATGTTTTACCGCAATGGGGGCAGTGCCGGCCTAGACCGGGATCGGCTGGTAGAGTACCAAGCCACGAGCAGAGATCGTGGTAGGATCGAACACCGAAGTTCGGCCACTTGAACGGTACGATGTCACGGGTATGGATTGCATGGATGGCGGTCGCCTTATCTTTGATATCGAGCTTCTCCATCAGGTTCGCGTTACGAGAGCTGAGACCGGCGGTCCATTTGTTATTTGAGGCATCCCGCTTCTTGCCGGCGGCGATGATCTGGAACACCCGTTGCTTTGAGATGTTTAACTCTGCACCGATAGCTTTGTAGGTAAGTCCCTTAACCCTGAATCCTCTTACCTTGTCGATTGAATCGTTGGTTTTCATGTATGTATGTTTGAGATACTTTCTTTTTTTCTTCTTTGGTTCTTTATCTATTGCAACGGTATCTGGACCGCTCGATACCGTTTCTGTGCTTTGTGGCACTGGACGCACAGGCCGGTTTGAGTTGTGCATCCGCATCCCAAGCATGCGGCCAATTCGTGACATAACAGTTTCCATCGTTGTAGTTCCTCTATTGTTTGTTTGGTTGTTTGTTCTTGATGTTCCATACGCATGAATGCGAGATACCGTATTTCTTGGCCAACTCTCTGTAAGTAAATGTTGAGTTATCCCTGAGAATCGATTCCCGAATCTTTGCTGGAACAGCTTCCCACCGCCGGTAGATCAATGGATCAGGGGCTTTGAAGGCGGGAACTGGTCCCAACATCTTCGCCATTGACTCCTTCGTCAACCCCAATTCTTGAAGTAGACTCATTTTCAATCTACTCGCTCTTCATGGGGGTGGACTGAACGCCATTATAGGCCACTGTCTTCGGCCTATAGATGCCCACTTGTTCGGTTTCCTCGACCCAGGAAGGACCGCCGCGGACATGGAATATGCAGGAAGACATTCCGTTCCAGCTCTTCGTGTTGCTCTTGGCCGATGTATACGCAGATCCAAACGTAGCGTTCAGATCGTCACTGCTCATCGCCTTGACGTTGGCCCAGTCGATGTCGCCTGCATGCCACAGTTTAAATCCTAGTTCCAACGGAGCTACTACCTCTGCGATGCCGGGAAAGTGCCACACCCACTCGTCGTGGCTACTGGCATCACCGGACATAACAGCGTAGCATTGGTAATTGCCAAGCGGTACGGAGCCACTGCCCCAGTCGCAGCTCTCGCCGGGTTTGAGGACCGCCGAACGTGTCGGATGGTCGTTGCATTTGGGCTGCTCAAAGAGAGCAACGAGGATGGGGACTTCGGTCTGATTTTCGATCTTGATGTGTGTGCTCATGTTAGTAGGTGTTTGATGATCTGATTTCTGTCTTTGATCGTCGCTCGTAGAATGCTCTCAAGAACAACGTGAGGGTTGATCGTCGCGACGTGTTTCCATTCTGGATTGCCATCCACGTTTCGAGCTGTATCAATACTGTCAACGCGGATCATGCCGTTGGTTTTGTGGACGTATATGAAGGCGCAGTCTCTCATTTTACCTCCTTCTCGTTCCACAACAGCAGATCCGCTCGCATGGAGTCGTTCTCCTTTTCCAACTGTTTAATCCGATCCTCCAGCTTGCGGACATCGAGAGCGATTGCGCGGAGTTGGCGGCGGTCGTTGTAATCGGCAAAAGCCGGTAGGTTCAAGATTCGCTCTTCAATGCTCACAGCTTGGCCTCCTTAAATTTCATGTAGATTCCCCACGCGCCATCAAGCTTATCGGTAACACCTTCCAGTGTTTCATCCAACCGCTTGATGCGTTCCTTTAACCGCAGGTTTTCTTCATCCAACAATTGCTGCTGCCGGATGATTGAGTTTGCTGCGTTGAGTTCGCGTTCCAGCCTCCTGCACAGCATACCAAGGTCGCCTACGTTGTGAGCGGTGCTGTCGGATATTGGTGTTTCGCTCACGGCTTCCTCACTTCCTCTAATATGTTCAACATACCAATTGCGACCATACCGTTTGAACCATCGCGAAAGAACCTGCTGCTTGCTCTACTAATGATGTCCTCCAGCCGCTTGATGCGGTCGCCCCTGTCCTCGTACAGAACAACGTCAGCGGCTAACACTGCGTACTGGTTCTTCGCGTCCATTAGATCCTCCTCCAGCCGCTTGATGCGCTCATTGGCCGCGTTGAGTTCGCGTTCGATGTCCTGAGCTACTTTTCGTAGATCGTAAATGCTATACGCAGCATCCGTCCTCGGTGTATCGCTCATTTCGATTCCTTGTTCTTGCGATTCCTTGTCCAATAACTGAACGCATAGTTCTTCACCTTCTTAGCCGCTTTGTGGATTTCTCCAGCCTCTTTCTTGCTGATGCTGTACACGCCGGTGCCGCTATCGATGAAGCTCTTGATCTTGTCGCTCATCGGCCACCTCCGAGTGCGTAGTGCAGCACCAGCAGGGCGTCACAGTTCTTAAGGGTCACATCGAGGTGAGGGTAGAGTTCTTGGGCCTTCGACTTGAGCTTGCGCTTCCATTCCGCGGAATTGGCGCATGACCGCTTTCCACCGAGTCCAAGAGGATCCTGCCAGATCTTAGGCTCCACTCGATGAAGCGCGTAGCCTTGAGAGTAGGCCAGTCCTTGGACGATGCCGTAGTTCTCGTGCAGGGTTGCCACGCTTGCTGAGGGCGTGAGCTTGGACACGAACTTGGGTACCTTCTCGATCCATAGGTGACTGTCCGCCACCTTGAATCCGCTGAGGAGTTGCGCCATATCCGGTAAGGATTCGGGCATTGCGAAGAGAAGGATGCCGTCCTTGGTGTGGATAGCGAACCCCCCGTTTACGCCTGGGTCACAGGCTACGATTGTTTTGTTCATTGGTTTTTGTTTGTTGGGACCGAATAGTGAGAGAGTGGCCGACATAGATCCCGGCGATCACGCACAGTGGCAGCAGTACTGCCATGCCCATGATAGTCAGTGCGGTGTTCATGGGATCGAGCATCCAAGTTCCTTGTAGCACTTGACTCGTTTCTTGGAATGAGCCTGAGCCAGAGGATGGAAGGTGTCCTTGAAGTCGTGGATGATGGCAGTGTCCTTACCCGGTGCCCGCCGCAGCGCACGGCTGGCCCGCTGGATGGTTTTCTGTGCGCTCCGCCCTCCAGATACCATTACGAGGGTGTGGACGTTAGGAAGGTCAAGCCCCTCATCGGCCAGCGAGGTGGCGATCATGGTTGAGATGTTCCCTGCCTTGAACTCTTCCATTGCTTCGCGGCGATGCTTCTTCGGCATCTTCGAGTGAACGAGTACGGAGCCGCTCAAGGACAGGTTGTAATATTCTCCGAGTGTGACTCGTGGAACCAGAACGAGTGTGGGATACTGAGGACCACCGGCTGCGGCCATCATGATTGCCATGTGGTTTCTGGCTTTGTTGCCACAGATACCGATCTCGGTGAGTGCTTCCCAAGCGCACATGGCCCGGAGAATAGGCTGACTGACTTGCATGTAGCGTTTGCGATCGGTGAACAGCCTCTCGATTTGATCATCGATCTTCTGCTGGAGATGGAGGTCAGTGGCGTCATTCATGTACACGGTTGCATGAGCGAGTACACCGGCCAGTTCATCACGCTTGATTTCGTACTGCTGAAAACGAAAAAGCTTTTGAAGTTCATGGTTCCTATCTGGGTCATCGGACCAAGGAGTGGCATCGAAGCCGAAGCGAAGTCCTTTGCAGGACTCGATGATCTTACGCCAGGTGGTCGCCGGCGCATGCTTGGCCTCATCAACGATGATCAGGTTCTTGCGGGAGAAATCTACGGATTCATGGGGGCAACGAACCTCGACCCGTGAAGTATCGACTCCTACTGCTATGAGCGAATCGATTGCCTGCTGACAGGTCTCACGGGTGGGAGCAAGCCAACCAAAGGTCCACTCGGGCCATCGAGCAAAGTGCTTGATAATGGAAGAGGCGATGACGGTCTTGCCGCATCCAGCAGGAGCGATGATGAGTCCATCGGCTCCAGACTTAGCCCACTCGACGGCTCGTTGCTGGTAGGGACGAAGCAGAAATGCTTGCGTCGAATTGGTTTCGGGATGATCTTTGGTCTGCATAGCGTTCGTTGCGACTATGTTTGTTTGGGACTCGATCACCCCCGGGAGCTGCACCTCCCGGGGGCTTTCGTTTAGATATTAGATGGCGTCGAGATCAGCGGGCACTTTCTTCATGCGGCGCACTCGGAAGGTCGTTTGTTCGGCACCATGCTTGTCGATGTACTTCTCCTCCTCGATTACGATCACGAGGGACAAGCCAACGAATCCCTGCAAGAACCGTAGGAAAGCCCCTCCAATGCTAAAATCGAACTCATCTCCATCAGCGATGTTAGCTTCGGTGGCACTGATGAGTGCCTGAAGCCGCCACATCATGGTGTCCTTGAGAACGAAGCGGTCGCTGATGACCTCACCTGCTGGCCCCTTGTAACGGAGGGTTGCGACGGCGTTGCCAGACTTGTCGAGTCCATCGTCCTTGCAGGAGTTGACGGTGACGGTGTATTCGCCGGGAGCAGCGAACGGCTTAACTTCTGCGGATGCTCTATCTACTTTGAATGTCATATTATTGTGCGTTGGTTGATGTTTGTTATTCGGACTGACGAGCCGCCCACGCGGGCAGCGAGAGTGTTTGGGTAGTGGAAGGGTAACAAGGCCAAGAGTTGAGTTCTTGGCATTCGATAAACGTGCGGAGCTGCTCGTCGATAATGGAGTTACCAAGATCGATGGCCTGCTGGTCGAGTTCGTAGCAGCAGACTCCGTAGGGTGCTTCCTTCTCGACTGCGATGAAGATGAACCGGTTGATGCCGGTGATGCGCTGATACCAAGCGGCTTGAACGTGGTAACGGAACTGAGCGCAAGACTTGGCAAAGGCCGCGGGGGATGCGTCCTGGGTTGTCTTGAGGTCAATGATGTAATCCTTGCCGATCCCATCGATACGAGCTTTAACCTCGATTCCAGACCACTCAGCGAAATAGCTGACCTCGGTCTTGATACCATCCAGTAGGCCAGCGGCAGCGGGATGAGCGTGAACCGCATCGGCTGCTCCGGTGAGGTTGTACCACTGATCTGGCGGCAGCGGAATCTGTCCGTTGTCGATGATCAGTTGGTGATCTTCCTTACCCTGCTTGGTGCGACGATCACCATTGAAGAGCCTGTAGGTGAGGATAAAGCGTTCCGGCTCTAGGACGGCGCAATGTGCGGCGGTACCGAACTCCAGCGCGGGACTGGATTCGTTGCGGGTCTTGCCATCCTGCCAAGAGCGGAAGTGCGCGGGGGACTTACGGAACTGATCGAGACCAGACTTCGAGAGTGCTTTCGCCTCGTGGTAATCCGAAGCCGGCATGTCGTACATGATATCAACCATTGGAAACCTCCGTGGTGGCGATCTCAGGGGTGACGATGACGGCGAGCTTGCTGAGGATGAGGTCCGGCTTGGAGATGTACTTGGAAGCGACCGCATCAGGGAGATCGCGGAAGGACTGACCTTCCTGAATGCGACCGGCCTTGAGAAGCAGGGCGTTGACCTCTTGCTCGCGGTCCTCGAACAGGGCCTCAAGCTTGGCGGTGATGTCGAAGCTCTTGGTGGGAGCGACCGATACCTCGGTGAGAGCGGGGGTAAACTCCTCGGTCTCCTCCGGTGTATAAATGCCGGCCACAACCTCTGGAGCGAGCATGCGAACCGCTTTGGATATACAACGAGCGCGGAGCATTGCGGATGGATCCTTGGCCCATCCAGACAACGGCTTGGCGGGTAGTAAGCCAGCCATCTTAGCGTCCTCGGTGGTGAAGGAGATCTCGCATGAGTTTCCATCGTAGGTCCAGAGGGCGATGGCGGCGCGGGAGTCGAACTGCTTCCAGAGGATCTTGCCTCCGCGGGCACGGTATCCGGCGAGCATGGCATCGGAGCGCATGCTCAAGGATCCGTTGATGATGTGGTATTCTCTCTTGAAATCGAACGGGGTCTTCTTCTCGGCGGCGCACTGCCACGCGATGAGTTTACCTTGTTCGACCTTGGTGCAGCCCAGCATTCCGCTGGCTGCGATCCACTCACCCATCTTTTCGATGGCTGAGATGGGGTCTTGGATCTTGGAGTACATCTCGGAGTTATCCGAGGGTTGGGGTGTTGTCGTTGCGATTGAGTTGTTCATTGTGGGTTTTGTCTGAGGAGTTCCTCGATTACATCGGAGCGGACACGGATGGTGCGCTTCGTAGCTTTCATAGCCGGAAGCTTTCCTGACCTTATCCACCGCCTTACCGTCTCGGGATGAGTCCCGAGAGCCGAAGCGATCTCTTGGACGGTTAGAAGTTTTACGCTCACGCAAGCCAAAGTAGCAGCGTGTTGCAAACTGTCGAGAGTTTTCTTTCGGAAAGTTTACTCGGAGGGTTGTTGGAACCCGCGGCGAGCGGCGACTGGCGTGAGGGTTTGGCCTGATTGCACGAGTTCTCGAACAAACTGCTTCTTGGCTATGAGCAGGCCATCATCGTAGGCGCGTTGCAGGAGCTTGAGTTTTCGCTCATCGCCACCCTGCTGGAAGCGCGGACGCATAAACTCCTGTTCTGCCCGCAATCTGCGGTATTGCCCCACCAATTCGCTGTATCGATCGAACTGTTCGGGAGCCATCCGCTCGTAGGTCTTCTGCTTCCAAGTCAGGCTTGGGTTGGGAACTGAAGGGATCGCGCTGTTGTCCGCGGTCCGCCTCCAGATTGTGTAGATCGATGTGTTGAGAGGATCGGCATCGATCTCACGGGCCTTCCAAGCATTGAAGAACTGGTAGACCCAAGGGTTGCTACCCTTCGGAGTCTGTTCAACGGCTTGTCCCCAGAGATCGCGGCGCACCGGCATGGCGTTCGGATCCTTTACACCAGGGATGGCCAACCCAAGGGCGGCGTACCGCTGATTGAGTTCATCGACGGTATCCTTGATGAAGCTCTGGCCACCGATTACCGGCAGCTTGTCGCGTTCAGCGCGGCGGACAGATCCGAGGACGGCTGGAGCCAAGGGCGTTGCAGCGGTGACTGCAAGATTCTTGAGCCATCGATCCATTGAGTTACTGGATTCCTGCGAGAGCAGCTTGATGAAGTCGCTGGTTCCCTTGAGGAACTGCTGCTCCATCACGAAGTTGAGTCCAGAGGTTGGAACGCCTTTGAAAACCGTGGTCATCAGCTCCTCGTTGGTACGTCCACGTTCCGATTGCCGAAGGGCTGTTCCAGCCATGATTCCCAATGCGCCAGCGGTTCCTAGCGAAGAAAGATCAACGACAGTGTCTCCCCCCTGAAACTCTGTTTTACCCCCACCAACTAGCCGTTTGACCGCTGACAGGTTGATCGTGCCTGGAGGCATCACGCCACCAGCTTTGGCCAACTCACGAGCCTTGTTGGTCTCACCAGCGGTATCAAGGTTCGGGGTGATGATCCCTTTGTGGTAGAGGTAACCAAATGCCGTTGTAACCATTGCTCCGACAGCAATTCGAGATGCCGCAATGTTGCGGTCACGAGGACTCATTTTGCTCCAATCCTGCAACGCGCCGGCAGGAGTAAACTGAAGAGCCTCTGCGGCTACATTGATGGGGGTCTTTTGGAACAGCGAGATGAGGCGATAGGGAATGTAGCCTGAGGATCCCAGTTCATTTTTGATGAACCGATTGATGCCAGCGACTGCTTTGGTGGCCGTGTTATCTTGTTGAAACACCGATCTAGCCGATTCGGTTTCGATGGTAGCTAGATCATCTTCGGTGAATCCGCGGCGACCGCGCTGGGCTTCCACATCGGTAACGAACGCAAGCTTTGGATCTCGCACGGCGATCTGGATCTGGGCTTCAGATAAACCCTTGGTGCGACCGATCTCGCTGATGATGCGGGCGCGTTCAGCCTGTCGGAATGGGATGTCTGTGGCCTGAGTGAGTCGAAGCATGATGTCCGGCAGGATGCCGATAGTTGCTTCGGTCAGGTTCCGAGGAGACAACGCGGAACCAATTTTGCCGGCAGCAAAGTCCTCGGCAATTCGACGCCATGCCCGCTGGAAGTTGAGCGGGTTCCCAATGCTGGTTCCCAACTCATACGGCATCGCATTAGATCCCTTTAGAAGGGTCTTAGCAACGGCTGGCAACGATCGTCCGATTGCATCGATTCGATCAACGGTACGAGCGCGGATGTTGAAGGAGTTGTTCTTGTCCTTTGAGAAGGTCGCATCGATGAGTGCGGCACCGGCATCTCCAAGCTCACGCAAAGGGTAATTGATGGCATTACCCACTACGTTGCGGACGATTGATATTGGACCCATTACTGAACCCTGGACCATCGAGATGAACAGGTCCGCGGCATCGGCTGGATTGATCTTTGAAATTGCTTCGTTAAGGATGACATCGATCTCGGATCGTTTCGCATCGGCCAAGTCCAGTTGCTTGATGCTCTGGTTTATTGCAGCGACATCATTGGCAGCGAACGCATCACGGGCAACGCGACCTGCGGCCAGGACTTCATTATCGGCCAACTTTAGCCTGCTCGCACCGTCCATCAAGATAGCTGCCTGTTGCTGGGTAAGAGGCGGTCGTTTCTTATTTGCGAGCGAATCTTGAACCAGCCGAACCAACCCCTCTGGAGTGGAGGAATTGAGGAGCTTGAACTGATTGATGAGCTGACCCCAAGTGGTTCCGCTTTTGGACAGAGATAAGGCGGTGCTGCTGGCCCCAACCATATCGCCTGAATTGATCTGGCGACTGAATGTTTCCATTCCAGAAGCGACCCTGGTGTTGGACTCTGGGTCTGCCATATCAGCAGCGAGCTGAGTCATCGTCATCGACGATGCGCGATCAACCACCTCGTTCACCTTCTGCTGCTCGTACTGCGATTCAGGAGACTGGCGAACTGTCTGGCGCACTTCTTCAGGAACTGACTCAGCCTCAGCAACACGCCCTGCGAACTTGCGTGTCTTTTCCTCGGGCCGTTGGAAACGGAAACTGGTTGGATCTCCGGTTTGTGGGTTTTTAACAAAAACTGTATTTCCGATCTGAACAGCTTCATCCCCTCCTACAACTGGAGTTACACCGTCAGCCCTGTCGTAAAAGTATGAATGCCTGTCAGGATTGAACCCAACTTGTGTCCAAGTGTTTATGTCGCTTGGGATTGATTGAGATTCATGCTTTGTTCCTTTTGCGACAATCGCAGGATTCTTTGCAGCACCAGCACCTATCTTGAGCGATTGGTTTTCCATTCCTTTCGTGGGAACCATTTTTATGTTCCTAACACGAATGAACGGCTCGTATGTTGTTATATCTCCGCTGGTTCCAGTAACAACGCCAACACCAAAATCAGTCATTGCAGGAACGTCCTGCCTGAGTGTCATTTCAGATCCAGCGGGTATTTCGTTTAGCTTACCAACATTAGCTTTTTTCCTTGGATCGCTTAACGATCCTCTAATTGTATTAAAGTCTGGAAGAGATTTTGATGAAAATTCAGGAACTTTTCTAACCGGAATATCTCGATTGATTGCAGATTGCAATGCCTCCCTGTCGAGTGTTCCTCCGGATTGAAGAGCTTCAAGTTGTGTCCTTACATTTGGAGAAAATATTCTACCACTTTCCATCATCTCGGCTTGTGAGCCTGGAGTGGACTGTTTGAACTTTTCATATGCGGCAGATCGACGCTCTGAAATTGTTTGAAGTTCTTCATCCCTCTGCGTCCGCTGCTCACCAGCTTTCGGAGCAGTAACCCCCTTCCAAGGAACTGACTCGGTGGTTGCGTAGTGCATCCACGCGATGGCGTCTTCGGGTGAAACCTTTCCAGTGAAGAGTTGCTTGGTGGAAGCCTTGAAGGCGTTGAACCAAGACCGGATTTCACTACGCTGGATGTTCGGGATCTGCTCTCCGAACGATTGGATGAGACCTTCTTCAAGCGCGAGTTCCTGGGCCTGCTTAGGCGTGAGCTTTCCTTCCTGAACCTCAGCATTGCGGGCCAGAAGCTCGCTCTTATATGCAGGACTGTCTTGAGCGGACTCAAGCAGTGACTTTCGCATGGAAGGATTAGTGACCCCCTGGAACACATCATGACCGATCTCATGGATTGCGGTATCACGAGTGGCCATCAACGGATTGACGCGGACGATGCGGTTACCAGTCTTAGGATCAGACAGGTACATACCTCGGATCTCGGTTGATCCAATAAACGGACGATCAAGCTCGATGGTTAGATTGCGGCGAGCTGCGATCTTGGCGGCTGCATCTATGTCGGGCTGAGTGATCTTTGCGCCTTCGCCTTCGCGTTGAAGTCGGCTGTAGAGGCTATCGTAGATGTCTTGAGCGGTCTTTACAGCAGCAGTTTCAGCCTTGAACGGTTCTTCGGTAACAGCCCGAAGCTCTTCCATCTTGGTAATACCAGCACGTTCCTCTGCGGTTAGGAAACGTTCAGCCATTTTCCTCTGCTCAAGGACTTTTTGGTATGCATCTTGAAGCCCTTCCTGATACTGCTTTGAAATAAACTCAGGAAGCGTTGTTGGATCGTTAATGACACGAGCAACATCCGGATCGTTGGCCAACTCATTGAGGCGATCACGAGGGATCTTAAGCTTAACGCTTTCAGCCGCTTGTTTGATCAGGTCAACGGTTGGTTCTGCTTCGGATTTCCACCAGTTCTCGTACTGTTTAGCAGCGCGTTCCTCGCTGATAGGACGATTGCGCTGATCCATCTCAGTTCCAAAGAACTGTTCAGGAGCAACCTTCTCGCGTCCAATTCCAAGCCGTTCCTCACGAGGCGTAGTAAACTCTTCCGGCGTTTCCGCCATAAACCTTGCACGTTCAAGATCCAGCTTCTGAAGCGGAGCGTCTTGCGGTCCTTCCGACATACCAAGCTTACGTCCCAACCTGGTTGGACGATTGAAGAGGGTGCCAAGTGCAACGTCCGCTGCAAATTGCCCACCGGAGAACTCTCCTCCTTGAGCAACATCAGCGATCTGCTGACCGGTAGATTGAGCGACGTTGGCCGCGACGTTCATGGCAGGCTCAACAAACGCCGGCTTGGTGATGGCTTCACGAAGCGTAGTCTGACGAGTCAGTGGCCTACCAAGTTCGCTGAGTCCTTTAAGGGATGGACGAGCGGTTAGCGCGGTGGGAAGGAACCCTCCAGCAGCCGAAGCGAAAGGTTGTTCTCTTTGGCCTTCCGCCAGTTTCTCAAGCGTCTCAGGAGAGTACCTCTCAAGCAGTGCTTCCTGAGCTTTGCTGGTAGCGTAAGCAGCCGCAGCACCGGCACTCAACGCGCCTAAACCTCCGCCTACAAGCACTCCAACAGGACCAAACGGTGCGCCAAGCAAGGCTCCACCCTTACCACCTGCCACCGAAGCAGGAATAGCAGTGAGAGAAGGAGCAACGCTGACAGCAGCCGATCTAGCTCCAGCTTCAAGCTTACCCATGATCGGGCTTTCTGAGACGTTTCCTTCCGCATCTACGTCATAGATCTCTGGATCAAGGTTGTTTTCGATCAACCAATCACGCTGGGTTTTTGTCATAGTATTACGTCCTAATTCGTCTTATAGGAGTAAGGAGCAAACGGGGATTCAGCGTATCCGAGACCAAGCATAGATTTAGGAGCAGAAGGATTAGCCATTTGAGCGGCTGACTCATTGAGAGCTTGCATGTATATACGGTTTTTAACCTCTTGAGGAAGGCTGTTCCATTGTTCAGTTGGGAATTGATCAGCAACAACAGCTTTTGCCCCTTTGACAAAAACACTTTCAGCCCCAACTCGTTCAGGTTGAATATTTAACTCAGAAGCCACCGCTGCATTAAACGGACTTGTAAGTGTCTGTTGGGCACCATAAGTGGAAGCACCGCCTCGACCTTCTAATGCAGAAAGACGTTTTCCGGTTTGAAGGAACTGCTCACGAGGTGTCGGTGGTCCGTACATATCAGGTTGAGCCGCAACCTCTTTTGCAATCATATCGGCAACCTCTCCTCTTGGTTTTCCACTCCCTCTTCCTACCATTGGATCTCCAGGGGTTGCAGCAGGGGCTTTAGGAAGCGGCTTTGCAGTTGTAGCACCAGCACCAGCACCGCCTCCGCTCAAATCCGTTTGAGGTAAAACGCCATACGCTTTCTTCATCTCATCAAGTTGAGGGGCAATTTTCTGAATTTCATCAATGGGCATGTCACCAAAATCAACATTGAATGACCTGCCGTCCTCTGTCTCCCTCATTGAGATTTTATAAGGAGAGTTCTTTCGTTTAGTAAATACATCAGGATTTGCGTCTTGATATTTTCTAACAAGATCAGCGGGGCCTTGAACACTTACTTCGCCAGAAGCACTTCTGCTAACAAACACTCTTCCTTCATCTTGCTTTGCCCGTCTGGCTTCTTCTTTATTACGAATTGAAACATCAGAAGCACCTTCCTTCTGGCGAAGGGTGTTTATGTCGTACGTAGAATAATTAGGGATAACACCTAATTGCATAGCTTCTTTTTCTTCCGGACTCATTTCCGCTTCAAGTCGGCCAATCAATCTCGCCTTTTCAGCAGCTTCTCTTTCGCCTGTTACAAGCTTTTGAACACGAGCTTTCCTGCGTCCAATTTCTTGAGCTTGTTCAACTGGTCCAACGTATGTTTTGTCGGTCCCGGTCAAAACCTCTTCAGCACCAGTGACATCAAGCAACTGTCTTCGTTCCTCAGCAGCAGTTCGACCCGCTTCAAGCTCAAGCTGCCTCTTTAGCATTTCAGCCTGCTGATTCTTCACTCGCTCCATCAACCGCTGCTCCTGCAACGCAGAAAGATCCTCTTCCATCAACGCTCGTTTGGCGGTTCTTTGTTGGCGGATCTGCTCGTTGGTTCCAGTGAACTCACCAGCGATTCCACCAGTGAGCATGGATAAACCCTTGAGAAGCGGGTTGACACGCTGATTGGCTTGTTTCTGAAGGTCTTCCCTGATTTTTTTGGTTTCTTCCGGAGTAGCCATAAGGTTATTGGAGTTCGTTTAAAATTGATCGACGAGCTTGTCTTCCGCCCATGCTCCGCATCGCCGCGGCGAGGATCTCATCGGGATCATAGTTGATATCCTTGAAGTATCCTGGTGATAGAGACTCAATCATCTTACGGGTCGCAATCGGAATTGTAGTGGGTTCAACAACAGGACGCACGATTGGTTGCCTATTGGTCGGTGTAACCGGAACTATTGCAGGAGTAGTCGGAACAACCGGCTTAGGCACAACCGGTTTTTCAGTAGGAGTTACAATCGGGAACGTAATCTTTGGAGGCTCAACAATTTCAGGAATCGTTACTTCAGGTACTATAACGGTGGGCGGAGGAGTTACCGGAGTAGAAACAACAGGACTTGGTGTAAATATAGAAGGAGGAGCCTCTGTTTCTGGAGGTGCAATAACTTCTGGAGGTGAAGTCACAGTAGGCCGGACGTTAGGCCCCTGTAGATCCATCTTGAACTCGGTAAGGTATTTGTTTTTGTTCTCGTCAGTAATTAGTCCATCACCAACGTCAATGTCTGTAGGTTGATCGATAGTTGACGGATTACTCAGGTCAGGTTTAGAAGGAGACACTCGAACAGCCGGAGTAGCGGCCATCGGAGTAAAAGTCGGAGTGGAAGGCCCCTCATACGAACCGGGCTTGAATTCAACTGGAGGTTGAAGATTCTCCAGATCCATCAAGTATTTTTCAAAAGGAGATACCGGTTCCGTAGGTGTTGCAGGAGGAGACACCCGAACAGCAGCAGGAGCGGCCATCGGCGTAAACGCTGGCGTAGAAGGCTGTTGAGTTGAACTGGGGAAAAACTCAACAGCAGGCTGAAGGTTCTCCAGCGCGATGAGATACTTCTCGAACGGAGACACCGGCTCCGTAGGAACAGGAGGGGTAACTGGAGCAGGCGTTTCTCCTCCCGGTATAAAGAAGTAGTTTGATCCGGTATCGTTTGCCATAGATTAAGGCCCTCCAGCGAATCCACGAAATCCTTGACCGAGATTTCCAATGCCGCTCGTAAGACCTTGAAAAACGGACAATGGGGAACCCGCTTGCGAAGCTTGGAACGCACCTTGAGCGTTGGATAGCGCGAAGTTGCTGCCAGTTTGCAGAAGCTGACCCGGTCCGGCTTGCTGCATTCCTTGATACAACTGAGGAGTAGCAAACGGAGAAGCACCCTGTTGAAGACCACCTAGCTGGGCAGCTTGAGAGACGATCGGCTGAAGTCCCAAAGCGGACTGGATATTCGCAATGTTCTGTTGCTGGGTTCCCTGACGTTGCTGCTGCGAAGCCATCTGGCCTGCAAAGCTTTGTTGCGCCGCAGTGTTCCGCTGGCCGGTGGCCGCAAGGATGTTCTGGAAGGCTTCCTGAGCCTGTCGATTGGCGACATCGCTGCTGGTCTGACCGCTCTGAAGTAGGCCAATAGCTTGCTGCCGACGTTGGACATCGGCGTTGGAGATTGCTTCATTCACGGCGCGGGCTTCGCGGAATGCCGAGAGGTTACCAAGGAGATTGCCAGTGGAAGTTCCGCGGGCGCGAGCAGCTTGTTCCGCACCTCGGATCATGGCTGGATCAAGCGTACCGGCTTGAGCGAGACCGGCACCGATTTGGCGTTCAAGGTTGCTACGGATCCTTGCAGCCTCACCAGTGTCTTGAGGACCACCCGGCATGCCTACGCGCTCGTAAGAAGGGGCAGCAATGGTTTCCTCGGAAATTGGTCGAGAACCTATATCCTTCAGGAACTGGGCGTAGAGACCCGGCTGACCTGGCTGACCATCTTTAGCTGCTGTTCCATAACGCTCAGGATCAAGAGCTTGAAGTTCAGCGCGACGTTGTTCAGCGAACTGAGTGCCGTATTCCTGAGAGGCTTCAAGTTGACGTTGAGCTTGAATCGGGACCAAGTCAGCCAACGCTTGGCCGATAGCTTTAGTCTGAGCAACATCAGATGTTTTGCTAAAATCAATGTCCTTGAATTGGCCTGTTTCTTTTCCATCTTTATAGATTGGAACCGTAACAATACCTCCAATTCGTGATGCCGCCTCGATCTGCCGTTGAAGCGGAAAGGTTTCGATTGAAGCCATGACGGCCTCACGGTTTGCCGCCGCCAAGTCTGGTGCTTTATATGATCCGCCCATAAGAAATCCTCTTGTTCATCAGGAGTTTGAAGTACCTGTCGAAATCGTACAAACGGGAAATGCCTTTTCTAAAACCACCCAACTTGGTGACGTTTTTAGAGCATAACCGCATCATGGCCAACCAAAGGGTTTGAACCGCATGCGGTTCAGTGCCAATGGCAATCTCGATCCACGCGATGTGACCGTCTGGGAAGTTGTTGTTGAGATCCTCGGATTCCTCAATGGAGTTCAGGAACCGAACAGCTCCCACACCGACACACTTTCCTTCATCGTTCTTCACAATGCCAATTAGCTTCTTGGCGTTGAAGATCCCGATCCAGTTGAGGATCTGATCCTCAGTCCATGACGAGCAGGTTGGCCAATGCTCTTGCAGTAGCTTGGCCGCTTCGATGTTTGTTGGATGCGCGGTCATTGCTGAGGACGCACAGAATCGACGAATCCGGAGAGAATGGTGGATTGCAGAGACAAGCGACCAGCGTCTGCGGTTACCTTGAATTGCAAAGTATTCCAGCGGCCTTGGCTAATCAGGTTGTAAGCCTTCAGGAACTTCTGGCTTGAGGTGATCGCCAACGCGGAATCGAGCGTCACGAATGTGTCCGACATATCCTTGGCCAACGACACTGCGGCAGTCGTGGTGGCGGTAGTGTACGGGTTATCGAAGGCGAACTGAACGCTGTACCCGATCTTGTCAGGGATAGGTTCGTTGAGGTTGTAAGCCTTGGTGATAACCGTGGATTCGTAATTCGCACCGCCATCGGTGTATGCGGAGCTTGAGACCGGCGACAACCGGCTGTTCGGGAGGTAATCGTTGAAGGACCAGACTTGGCCCGCTCCCGCTGACACCGAGATGATATCGCCGGCAAACATGAGGACGGGTCCAAATGTTGAGAACGAGGTTGGGATGAAGTCGTTAACGATCCAGTTGTCCCAATATCCAAGCCAAGAGCGGGCCAGTGAGTGGTAGACGATGACCGCGTTGTTCTCGTTGAGCGCACCTTCGAGGGCGATATCGAGGCTGTTCTCGGTCAGGAGCGCGTACTCGCTTTCGATTCCGAGGATCGCTGGTTCTTCGGCAACGAACGGAACCGCCAACAGATAGCGGTTGTTCCAGAATACACCGTCGCAGAGATCGAGCTTGGTCTTGTCGATGCGACTGATGAGGTCGTTGATCGGGCTGGAGAGCGCGAGACCTACGCTAGTCTGGGTACCGGCTTGGATCTGCTGGAGAGATCGGATGCCATCTCGGGATAGGAAGAATACGTCAGGACCAACCGCGGTGATGGACCGGTGCGATGAGCAGCCGATATTGCCGCTGATGAGTGATATGGTCCAATCGGCAGCATCCTGCGTAGGATCGGCATTTACGCTCCAAATAGAGCGTTCCTTGAAGACAATGAGTTGATAACCGAACCAAGAGTAGAGGCCCTTGATGGGATCGCCATCGCCACCGATCCGAAGAGACCCGAGAGGATCCCAGGATTCGCCATCGAGGATATCCGAGAAGTAGAGGGTATCGGGCTGGATGGATGTATCCGCGGAAACTGCGAACAACCGATTGGTATGGGTGGTTAGATAGATCGGCTTGGCAGGAGGCGTGAGCGATACAAAGGCTTTGGCGTGAGACGAGGCGGCAGGAGAAATAGTAATCGCTGGAGCGGTCGTATAGCCGCTTCCAGGATTGGTGATCGTTATGAATACGAGATTACCATCGTTGGCAACAACAGCGGTTGCCGTAGCCGTGATGCCGCTGGGAGGGGCTGCGACGGTTATCGTTGGAATGGAGCCGTGATTCGATCCCTGATTGATGACATCGATGCGGCTGATCTTGCCGGCTGCGGTGGAGCTGTCGAGGTTCGCGCTTGAGACGTACTTCAGCGTTCCGAGACCGTCCGAATAAAACAATTTGTCATTTAATTGAGCAAAATAGACGTAGGAAGCGGAAGCGTTGAGCGTTGATCCCGAAATCAGGTTGTAGGAAACGCCGGGTGACCCGTAGTAGAGGCTCTTGGTAGAGGTGCTAAGGTCATTAACAGCGATGACAAGGCGTTCGGATGCGGCTGTATCGAAGTAGAAGCCGGACAATACCGTCGCATTGATGGGAAGATTGCTTCCAAAGTTGGAAGTCGTTGACTCCCAGTTGGTGATGATGTCTTCCCAGTTGGCGGTGATGCTGTTGCCTGCCAGTGAAACGGCTCCTAGACGAGTGACGAGATTGCCGAAGTCGTCATAGTCCATGTTGATGGCCGATTCCATGCTGGTTGCAGGAATGCCATCGGGACGAGTGGCTGAAATTACGCCGGTCGAAAACCCAGTGCTTCCATCCAGAAGCATCTGGTCATCGAGAGCATCTGAGGATTGGAATGGCATGGCGGATTACAGGATGTCTTGGAACGTGTAATCGTACAAGCTATCTGGGATGATGCGACTGATTTGCTGCTGTTGGCCGCGTTCCATGTCTTTCATGATGGAGACCTGAGCGGCTCCCTCTTGGAACTTGGCTTGGGCTTTGCCGTACTGCCGAGAGTATTCGAGGAGATCGCCTTCGGTGTAGGCCATCAGAGCGTTCTCTACGCCTCGCAGCTCGAAGTTGGTATCGTTGGAGATGGTTGTTGCCTCACCGAACTGCCGCATCTGCGACTGTTTCTTGGCGAGGATGAACAAGGTGCCATCGGCATTGGGCGTGGGAACGAGCTTGATGCGGGGAACGCCGGCCTCGCCATAAGCTCCTCCAATGAGCCGGGTCCAGTTAACAAAGTTGCCGGGGGTGGCTTTACGGCTATCGACGTTGTTCCAGGTGTTGGGATCGAGCTGGAAGAACGAGACCCATTCCGC